GGCAAGCAAAGGCACCGCCTCCTGGGTGGACGAGGAAGGGCAGATCCCCGAAAGCGACGACAGCTTCGGGCAGGTGTCCATCGGCGCTTTCAAGCTGGCCACCATGATTAAGGTCAGCGAGGAGCTCCTAAACGACAGTGTCTTTAATCTGGAGAACTACATCGCCAGGGAGTTCGCCCGCCGCATCGGCGCCAAGGAGGAGGAAGCTTTCTTTGTGGGCGACGGCCTTGGCAAACCCACCGGCATCCTTGCCGCCACAGGCGGCGGGCAGGTTGGCGTGACAACAGCCGCCCCGGCAGCCATTACGCTGGACGAGATACTGGACCTGTTCTACAGCCTCAAGTCCCCTTACCGCAAGAAAGCGGTCTTTGTCATGAACGACGCCACGGTCAAGGCCATCCGCAAGCTAAAGGACAGCACCGGCCAATACCTGTGGCAGCCGTCCATCAAGGAGGCGACGCCTGATACCATCCTCAACCGCCCCTTGTACACCTCGGCTTTTGTGCCGGTCATTGAGGCGGGGGCCAAGACTGTGGTGTTCGGTGATTTCGGCTATTACTGGGTGGCTGACCGTCAAGGCCGGGTGTTCAAGCGGCTAAGCGAACTGTTCGCCCCCACCGGGCAGGTAGGCTTTATCGCCACCCAGCGCGTGGACGGCAAGCTGGTGCTGCCGGAGGCCATCAAGATATTGCAGCAAAAAGCGTAATTAACTTATGGCAGGCAGTCCTAAACGGCTGCCTGCCCAGTTCTGGAAGGGGGCGGGCGCGGTGGTGGTCACACTGGAAGATACAAAAGCGTGGCTTAGAGTTGACGGCGAAGCTGAGGACGCGCTCATCGAAAGCATGATTGAAGCGGCGGAGGATCTGGTGGAAGGCATCCTGCGCTTCCCTTTGAGCGAGTTTGCGCAAAGCCTCCCCGAGCCGGTCAAGCACGCTGTCTACTTTGCCGTGGCCAAGCTTTTTGAGGAGCGAAACGAGCTTGATAGCGACGAGCTGATCAAGATGCTTAAAGCCCTGCTCTTCTCCTACCGAAAGGCGGAGTGGTGATGAAGATCGGGAAGCTGCGGCACCGGGTCAGGATTCAGGCATATACCACCGGCAGAGACAGCTTTGGCGCGGAGGAACATGTATGGATGGATGTGGCGTTGGTCTGGGCCAGCGTCACTCCCGTTTCCGGCAAGGAGTACTTCGCTTCCGCCCAGACCAACGCGGAGGTTTCCACAAAAATCAGTATGCGCTATCGCAGCGGGATCACGCCGAAAATGCGCGTCGTCTTTGGCCTGCGTATTTTTGAGATTATCTCCGCCCTTAACTTTGAGGAGCGCGGCGTCGAGCTTAATCTCATGTGCAAGGAGAGTGTCCCGGATGGCTAAACGGGTACGGGTAAAGAAACTGAAAACCCATATCGAGGGCTTAGACGAGGCCATCAAGCTCGTGGAGCAGCTGGGCAACGCGGCGGCGGAGGCGCTCGACAAAGCCTCGACGGCCGGGGCCGAAATTGTGCTGGCGGCGGCCAAGCAAAAAGCGCCGGTGGATACCGGACTCTTGCGGGACAGCTTAACGCTCAAGAAAAGCAAAGTACGCAAGCCCAATATCAAAAGCGAGCATGTGGTAACAAGGGGAAAAGGAGCGGCGCATTTTGCCCCGGTGGAGCTTGGGACATCCAAAATGAAGGCCCAGCCCTTTCTCCGCCCGGCCATTGACGAAAACAAAAAGAGCGTCGCCAAGGTGGTAACCGACGAGCTTTTAAAGGCAATCGGGAGGGTGACATGATGAGACTGGAGGAAGCTGTCAGCAGCTATCTGCAGCCAAAACTAAATAACGCCCTCTACCCTTTCCTCTTGCCGCAAAAATGCGCCCTTCCGGCTGTGGCCTACTTCCCCGTCTCGGTGGAGCGGCTGCACAGCCTGACAGCGGATACCGGTTTCGTGAAGCAGCGGCTGCAGTTTAGCTCGTTTGCCAAGTCATATAAACAAGCGGCGGAAACGGCCAAGACCATCCAAAGGGCGCTGCAAAACTTCACCGGGGCGATGACCGGCCTGACCATCGGCTCTGTCCTGCTCCTGGATGAAGTGTCCGACTATGAAGCGGATACGGGGCTTTATGCCGTATCCCTGGAATTTGAATTTCAGTTTGAGGAGGGATAAACCATGGCCATAGCAGGTAAAAGCGGCAAACTGGGGCTTGGTGCAAGTGCCGTTATGGATATAAGCAGCTGGTCTTTGGAGCTGGGGGCGGATACGCTTGAGGTGACGGCCCTCGGCGACGACTGGAAGAAATTCATCGCCGGCCTGAAAGAATGGTCGGCATCGGCCGAAGGCTTCTACTCGGTGCATACGGACACCACCGGCCAGAGGGCGCTGCAGGAGGCGTACTTAAACGGAACGGAAGTCTCGCTCAGGCTCTTTGTCAACGCGACGAATTATTATTCCGGCAGCGCCCATATCTCCGGCCTGTCCGTGGAGGACCCGGTGGACGATACGGTAAGTATTTCCTTTGAGTTCCAGGGCACCGGCGCGCTGGAATACAACTAAGGCGGTGAAGGATGATGGCAATCGCGGGCAAAGTAGGCGCGGTGTTTCTGCAGACAGAGACGCAACCGGTGCCTTTCACCAAAGAGCGCGCTGTGGGAAATGCCCAGAGAACAGCCTATACCATTGAAGATGAGACGATAAGGTATCTGGATAAGACGTCGCCGGTTATAGTGTACATTAACGACGTGGCAACAAGCAGCGGATATATAGTGGAACATCTCGGCGGTGTCATTCGTTTCATTTCGCCCCTGGACGCGGAAGACACGGTGACGGTTAGCGGCAAAAGCATCAAGGTTGACCAGGCTGGCGGCTTCTTCAACTGGAGCGCCGAGCTCGCGGCGGACACGGCGGATGTAACCACCTTTGCGAGCGAAGGCTGGAAAGAGCACCTGCCCGCTGTGAAGGGGTTTACGGCCTCCGCGGAGAGCTACTGGGCGGACGGGTGCCTGTCAGAAAGGCTCGGCCGGGAAATAATCGTGGCCTTGTATTTGGATACAGGCACCAACAAAAAACGCTATGAGGGCTACGCGCTCATCGCGGGTGACAGCATTGAATTGGCCGCCGACGATGTGGTCAATGAGAGCATTGAGTTTGAGGGCAGCGGCAATCTGTATTACAGGGAGGACTAACACCCAATACTCTGAACATAGACTTAGCTCAAGCCTTACATTATAATCAAAATAGAAAATATAGGGAGATGATGATGTGGGTTACAGGGTTAAGATGAGTAGTCCAGAGGGTAGTTTTGAAACCCTGAAAGATATTTTGCCAAAAGAAAACATCAATCTTGACATACTGTTTATTGCCAAGGTTCCTGCACCTTGTAGCGTCAATATTGGCCATTATTTTCAGGGGAAGCACGGCCAAATGTTTTGGAACATGCTTCAAAATTATGGATTGCTTAAAGTTCCTTTTGGTAAAAAAGAAGATGATGTACTTCTTGAGCACCGATACGGAATAATGGACATAGTAAAAAAACCAAGGGAATATGGATCTGAACCGACAAGAAGCGAGTATATAAGCGGGATGCAAAGGATATTAAACGCTATTAATAGCTTTAAGCCAAAGGTAGTTGTTTTCGTATACAAAGGTGTTTTGGACAAAATCTTGGCGTTTGAATTTGGCCTTAAGGAAAAAGCTTCATATGGTTTCAATGATAAACTCTCAGGATTCTTTGGGGGGAGCAGAGTATTTGTATTTCCTATGCCGGGGACACCTTGTAAAAGTGAAACAGCGAAACGAAGTATGAATGACCTTAAAGAATACTTAAATAAGTGAAAATAGGCTTAGATACTTACACTTAAAAAGCGTCCTTTCAAAAGGGCGTTTTTTGTTAGGGAGAGTGGTATTTGTGAAACCAGGCGTCACCATAGACCTGGATAAACCGAGGACGCTTCGTTACGGCATGAACGCGCTGATTAAAATCGAGGAGCTGACGGGCAAGAACCTGACAAAGCTTGACCTCGACAACATCTCTGTCAAAGACCTGCGGACGATTGTCTACGCCGGTCTTTTTCATGAGGACAAAGACCTGACCCCGGAAAAGTGCGCAGACTTGATTGACGAGTACAGCGACATCACCACGGTGGCCGGGAAACTGGGCGAAGCGATGACGCTGGCCTTCGGCGCGCAGCCGGGAAACCCTCAGGCGGTGGAGACAGCC